GATTAGATTCCTGATTACCAATATCGTAATATTTATTAACAGAAGATTGCATTAAAGCACTTTCATAAAATGCTTTAATATCAACATTGTTAGTAAATCCAGCAGCCTGCATAAAGTTAAAAGTACCGGGATCAAATTTACCAGTGTTAGGTGCAAACAATGTAGCAGCACTACCATACTGGTCAACAAGATGTTTATTATCTATAACCCAAGATTCCATTTTTTTACTGTACTGCATGATAGGAACAATTTCTTTATTCTTTTTAGATAAAGTATAAGCAATTTGTCCAGGATTTTTGCCCATCCAAGTGGCTAAAGCCATTTCATATTTATCTTGAATCTCTGGATACCTTTGACTAATACCATCAAGGATATCATAGAAGGAAGCTTGCATAGAAGCCATACCATTGTCTTTAAGAATATTAGGTAAGTCTTTGTTGTCTGATAACTGCACAGTACTAGGCATAACTAAACCTAATAAACTACGCAAAACAATAATGTTGTGTGTAGATGTACGTAAGTTTCCTAAATAATCTGCTTTGGCTTTAGTGTAAGCATCAACATTAGTTGAACCATCTAGATTCTTGTAATCATTAACTTCTGGAACTAAACCATGTGCAGTGTTATAGCAAATAGCTTGAGTAAGTGCAGATACTTCTTGTTGAGATTTTTCATCTGGGCTAAGATCAGCCCACAAATTTTGAACAATACGAGGAGTTAAAGCTTTCTTAACATCAATGTTATCGCCGTAACTTCCTAAAGCAATATTATCAAGTTTACTAGACAGTTGATTTGTTACAGAAGTATCAGGAATATTTAATAATGCTTTAGCCATAACAACAGAAATACCTGCAAGTGGACCACTAAGGTATGGTGTACCTGCATCGTTTTGGAATGAAGGATTACCAGCAGTAAGTTTAAATGTGATGTTATCAAAGATTGGTTGATTTACTTGACCACCAAACATACTTAATGTTTTGTTAACAGCGCCATAAAGAATGTTATCAAATGGCATAACAACATATTGATCACCATTATCATCCGTATGTACAGTACCTACAGCAGCTAAACCTTGATTTTGCAAACGCATTTTATACAATGCACCTAAACCATTGTCTCGCATTAGACGATATGTACGGCGATGGAAATCTTCAACTGCACGATAGAACCGTCCAACTGAACGAACGTTATCTGCAAAGATTGTACGCATTTCTGGGTTATCAGAAAACTTCATTACATGATCTACAGCATCTTTCATTGCAAGTTCAGTGTAATAACGTGAAGATTGTTCTTGCGCCCACTTATCTAAATCAGCTAATTGATTAGGTAAAGTAAATGTTGGGTATTGTTGTCCAAGTTCTTTGCGAATATTATTACGCATAGTTGTTTCAAATTTTGCATACTGTTGACGGTACTGCAAGTAATGTAACAAAACTACAGGCTGACGATAAATAGCATCAGTCTGTCTAGCCATAGCATCATAAGCACCATTGATTCCATACTTGCGTAAACTTTCAGCAAACGTTGGAGACAATTGATCTAGTTGTGTATAGAATTCTCCAGACATTTTATGACCAATAGTTAAATCGGAATATTTTTCTAAATCCATTTGAGATAAAAGTATCCGATGGTCTGGTACTTGTGCACCAACTTTAGATGCTGGTTTAAAATAATTTAATAAAGCACTATTGAAACCATCAGCACTACCATGGAACGTATGGTAAACATTAGCAAACATATCTTGTGCAAATTTAGTAGCTTTAACAAGGTCTGAATCTTTAGCATATTGTTCAAAATGACGAGTGGAATCTACAAACTCTTGAAATTTTAATTTAGCTTCAGCGTCAGGAAGTATTTTAGTTAAACCACTATCAACAAATCCAAGCCCTTGAAGAAATTCATTAGTTGCTCGTCGCCAATCATTAGTATCTTTAAGACCATTATGTTTTAAAAATAATGCAGCAGGATCAAGTTTAGCAACTTCATACCCACCAAGTTTAAAAGCATTAGCATTAAAATGACGAACAAAATTTCGAAACATATGCAAATTAAGATCTGCTTCAGTAATTCTATTTGAATCTACAAGGCGCCAATTTTTTGTCACTTCATAACCCATTGCTTCTTGTGCAGCGTTAAGGGCATCATGGCTTAACAATGGAGCCGTAGGTCTTGAACTTTTACCAAACAAACTTGCAGAAAGGTTTCGGGCAGAACTAGAATCTAACAAAGCTGAAGGATTTAATCTACCTAAATCTTTTAAAGCTTCAGCATGTTCTTTGGGAAGTTTTTTACCATACTTGCTAAGAGCCATTTTCATTAATTCGTCTTGAAAATCTTTTTCAATTTCTTTTGCGTTTTTACCAACAGATTTTGCAGATGCAGCAATTTTTTGTTTTACAATTTCACGTGCATCTTCACTAATGAAACTTCTAGCACCTAAAGGACTGCGAGTTACTTTAGCTAAATTTTTAAGTAATAATGATTTTACTGGACCGTCAACATAAGTTTCAGGGTCAAAAGCTTTCATTACTTTTTTACTACGACTAAGTCTTAGGCTAGCAATTTCTCGCATTGATGGAAGATTCATGTACATGGCAAATTGATAACCTTCATCAATTGCTGTACGAATACCTAACTGTGGAATAAGGGTAAACATACTCCAAATATCAGAAAGGTTATTAGCAGTTTTACTATTAAATGCTCCACCAATAATACGTGAAGCTTTACTCATGTTATTTTCTTTTACAGAACGTTCACCACGAGCTTTGCCTGCAGAAAATTCTTTAATATCTCTAAAGTTTAAAGGAGAAATACCTTCTTCTATACCAAAAGGATTAGCTGGACCTTGATAATTAATTTCTTCACCAGCACGACTAGACCCAGATACTGCAGGCATTTTTTGTTTATTTACAGTACCAAATGCACCTTCACCATAATGAGCATTAAGAATTTTATCCATAAATTCTTTACCTTCATCGCCCATATTATGAATGCCAAAACGACGTAATGTTAATAGGTCAACAGATCGTTTAAGAACAATACGATCAGCCATTGGAATATTAAGAAAATGTTGAGTAAGAACATCTGCTAAAACTTTATCATCAAGTGCAACAAAAGCTTGACGACGAAAAGTTTCAATGCTATCGCCAACTTTTGCATTAGTAACATAAATTAATTGCTGACCAGGAGCGTATGATGTTTGACGACGCAATACTGCTCGCCAACCTTTCATACGGTTAGCTTCAATAAGTTGATCTGTTTTATCAAAATTGGCTGCACCAATTTCGGCACGACCTAAAGAATCTATGCCATCAAAAATAGTATCTTTATCAATTTTATTTAATGCAGCAAAATCTGGTTTACCAACAAAAAATTCTATAACTTTTTGTTTTGCACCTAATGTACGTGCACGAGTTACCCTAGCAATAGCAGAACCTTCACGCTGGTACATTGCTCCTGCTTGCAAACCACGAATTAATCTGGTAACACCTTGATCAACATTTGTAAAATATTCTTCAAAGTTCATTGGAGTGTTACGTTCCATAGCATGAGACAAAAAGAGTTGCTGTTCTTTTAATGTTCCATGTTCGGCAAAATTTGTTTCAATATATTTTGAAATTTCTGCTTGTTTAATTTCATCTTTACCAAGCTTAGCTGCTTTAAGTGCATCAATTGATTTGGCATAAGGAGTCCAGAATCCAGCAACTTTAGGATTAGCAAAATGTGCAGCAATGTCTGCAGTTGCTTCCAAAGCGTTTGCAAGTTTAGCTGACTCAACTGCACCTTTCATAACTGCAGAACCACCCATTGTTAAATAAGTTAATGGATCTGCAATGATACTGAAACTAGCGTCAATAAGACCTGAACCAAATTTAAACAAACCACGTTCTTGATTACGATTAATACCAATTGTGTGATCTAGCCAACGTGCAATGTCACGACCAGGGGATAATCGTGCTTGATTATATTCTTCAAGAGTATTTGCAAATTTAATTTTGTCATCATTCATGCCTTGCAATGCTTCAAGAATTCCACGATTGCGTGAACCTTGTTTAATAATATCACTTACTGATTCACCAGCAAGTAGATGTGTCATAACATAAGAAGTTTCTTGACCATATTGATTCATTAATTTATTTAATTCACCATTATCGTAAAGCATTTTTCCTTCAAATGATGCTTCAAGATTTTTACGTGACCAAAAAGATTCATGATTAATTGCAGCATTTTCAATCATGTGAATTGGTGTTGAAAGTATATGCGTATAAAAATCTGCAGCATGACCAAGCGCACGAAAAAAGCTAGTTCCAACTTGTTTAACTGAATCAAAAACACTTTTATCTTCTGGTTTAGATGTTTGACTTTGTCGCCATTCAGGTGAATCAACCAATTGTGTATTACTTGGTTTAACGCCATAATCTACGCCATAATAATTATATAAAGCTTGTTGATATGAAGGTTGAAGTTTGCCGTATTCTGCCATTGCTTTATCGTTAGGCATACGCATAAGTTTTTCATGCGTGTCTTTAATCTTAGACCAATTTTCTAAAAAGTTTTGTTCTTCAACTGTTAATGGTGTAGTAGATCCTGCAGCGTACAATGCTGGAGCTACTGTTCCAACTATAGGATCTAGTTTGCGTACAGAAGTTGGCGCCATTGGAGCAGGTGTAAGAGATGGGTTACTTGTTACTGCAAGATTAGGGTTGCTAGCAACAGTAAGATTTGGATTTAATACACTTAAATCTGTTGTAGGATCTGCCATTACTGAAGATTCCTGTTACTTAAATCTTGAAGAATAGATTCAATTTGACCTGATGGATCTTGTTGTGCCAGTTTGCTTAAAATTTGTGTAGGATCAAATGACCGTTGTGGGAGTGTTAATGCTTCCGTTCCGGCACCAGGTCCCATAGGACTACCATTGGTTACTGGTTGATTCGGCATTTCTGTTGGGGCAAACATATTCGTAATAGGACTTGAAGGAACTGGAACACTAACAGGTGCAGATGGAGTAGGCTGAAAATTTTGAGCCATAGGCGCTGAAGACATTTGATCACGAGTTTCTTTACGATATCCATAATCCCCATTTGCTGGTAGTCCACGATCTGGATTGCCATCAGTACGTTTTGAAAGTTTGCCTGGACCTGATGCGGCAGCTGGCTGACCTGGCTTGCGGTATCCACCTTTTGGCATATTAATCCTCTTCTGTTACATCAAAATCGTTTTCTAGTGCATGTTGCACTAAACCAGTAATTCTCCATAGTGGAGTTCCATCTTGGTTGTAAAATGTGTTTGCAAAGTATTGACCGTCACTGCCAATAAACTCTGCAGTTAAAAAGAATGTTGTGCACATTGCACCATCTTTGTGTTCGGATTGTCCGTATTCATCTAATAAGGTTCTTAGTTTTTGTATGAACTCGTCATACACTAACTAGCACCACCAAGCATCGATAAGATAGACGATACATCAGGAGCGGCACCAGGAGGGGCTGCAGGGGCTGTAGGAGCGCCCTGAGCTTGAGGTGGTGCTTCTGACCCTGGTGGACCTACAGGGGCTTCTGCTGGCTCTGACGGGCTTTCAGGAGCTGTAGGGCTTTCATTCGTTTCCTGATCAAAGATTTCCGTGACCGCGTCTTCAATTGATAATCCTTTTTTCTTTGCATTAATAACACTAGCAATTTTTGTCACAATATCTGAAGGGTCTTGCCCTTGCGATGCCATTTGTGGAATTGCTTGGGTTAAAGCTTGCAGTGATGCGGATAACGCATCTCGCATTTTTTCAATGTCAATACGGTTTTGTTCGCTAGTTACATTGATACTCCAAGGCAATTCACTCATAATAAACTCACGAGAGATAAGACCAGCGTTAAGGGCTTGAAGGCTAAAGATCAATGCACGTGATGGGTCAAGTCCAGCCATAAGACCGTATCGAACTTCAACATAGTAGTCACCCTTAACATCTTTGCTAGGGGTATAACTAAGTTCGTATGGTGCACCTTTGTAAGAACCATTCATTTCCTTTTGGAAATCAAATAGTTTTTCATCCATTTCAAAACAAAGAGCAATAACTTCTTGGAACAACTCGGCAAGAATTTGTTGTCCTGCTTTGATTTGACTGTCAAAACCACCCATAAGGGCTTGAACACCATTGCCTGTAATGATGCTTGCATCAATGTTACCTGAACGACCTTCAGGATAACGAGCACCTAAACGCATTTCATTCTCAAGCATTTGCTGTTCTTGGAATGCACCAGCTGGAAGTTCTAAACCTACACGGCGCACACCCTGTGGGTTATTGGTACGAATGATTGAGTCTGGACCAAAAGCAAACTCAGTAACATCATTAGGCATAACCATTGGTGCTTGAACAGATTTTTCTGCAGCTTCTAATGCAAGGATACTAAAACGTGCACGTGCAACCTGTGCCCACAAAACATCATCAAACTGACCACGAGGATCGTCAATGTCTAGTCCAGGTCGGCGAGCAACCCTGACTGATATTTTGCCAAGAAGATTCTTTGAACGCTGTAAGACAAGATGTGAACGTTGCGGTAGAAACAAAACAATTTGATCATTATCTTCATAACGCATTAGTTCTAAGGTTGAATCATAACTTTGTGCATCGCGAGCATTGGCACCAGCAATTGCTGATTCTAGTTCAGGAAAATCTGCACAAAGTTCCCGAACAGTCTTAATGTACTTTTTGGTAAAAGAAATAAGTTTTCCAAAACGATTAAACTCTGGGTATGAACCCATTGGGTTTTCTACACGAATGATAGGAAGACCAGCATCAAAATC